ACTTCTATATGTCTGCTAATGATTGATGTGCAATAGCTTATGGCGACTGGAAGTTGCTAGAGAATTTTGAAGGCGTGATAACAGATGTAAAATTCAAAGCTACAGAAGAGTATTTTTACGGTACAACAAAAAAACTTTTTATAACTATATTCCATAATCAAAACGAAGTAGCACAAGCAGAGTGCCATGCAGATAACGGGAACGAAGGCTATTATTACTCTGTTTTGTCTGTACGTGTAACAGGGATAGACGGAAAACAAATTGATGATTTTACATTATTAGAAGCTTAAGAAAAGAAAGGAGAAATAGATGAAAGATAAGCAAGAAAGATTATCTAATCTCAAAAAAAGATATTTATCGCAAATATTTTACATTAAAGAGATAATAAGAGCGAATGAAGAAAAAATAAGAGAAAAAAGAGATCTTTTAAAAAATAATATTAAACCTATTGATTATGCGAAGGAGCAAATCAAAGGGGGAAACAAATACAGTTGGGAAAATCTAATACACGAAGTGGATATGCTTGAAAGAGAGCTATTTGACAATACAGTTAAGCAGGTTAAAAAAGAAAGAGAGATTTATAACTGTATTGACAGTGTAAAAGATTACCAATATAAACTTTTATTACAGCTTAGGTATTTCAATTGTAAAGATTGGCTAGAAATAGACCAAATAATGGGAATTGAAGCGAACACAAGAAACAGAAAACATTCTGAAGCTTTAAGAGTAATTCAAATTGATAATTTACCTAAGAATTTCCCCAAAAGTAAGTAAAAGTAAAAAAAAGTAAGAAAAGATAAAACAAAGTAAGTAAAGATAAACAAAAGTAAGTAGTATAGTGATATAATGGTAATGTGAGAGTTTAACGGAGGATTAAGGTACGTTGATGATTTTCTCTTTTAAAATTTTTTAGTTAATACAAGTTTCTTTTAATTGCTGGTTATAAAAAGAAATTGATGTTGAACACGCAAAAAGTGTTATTAAATTCCCCCGTTAAACAACTTGCTAAACATACATTGTAAGAATTTTCATAAAATACTCCAACTTATTATTTATTATAATATGTAAGAAAGCACTGTAAAAGGTGCTTTTTATTTTTGAGAAGAGAGGCTGGTGGTGGAAAATTGAAAAAATTAACTTTGAAACAACAAAAATTTGCTGATGAGTACATCATTAGCGGGAATGCTGAACAGTCAGCTTTAAAAGCAGGGTATTCAGCTAATTACTCAAGAAAACAAGCTCATAAGTTGTTGGCAAATGTGGGCGTAAAAGCTTACCTTGATGAAAGGTTGTCAGAACTTAATTCTAAAAAAATAGCTGACCAGCAAGAGGTGTTAGAATTCTTCACAGCTGCAATGCGAGGAGAGCTAACCGAACCAATGGCAATAGGATTAGGAGATGGAGTGCAACAAATAATTGAAGTAAGGCCAAACATAGCAACTAGAAAAAGTGCTGCTGTTGAACTAGCTAAAAGATACGGGTTGTCAACAGCTAAAGTTGATGTAAATGTTAAAAGCGAAAATAAACTTGCTGGGATCTTACTACAGCTAGAGGATGATAAAGATGAGTGATTTCATTTTATCTCCTAAATATAAAAAGTTTCTAAAACATAAAGCTGA